AAGATCAGGGCATTATGCTCTGGAAAACTATAGATGATATGCCAGTATTAATTGAACATGATTGCGACTTTGAATGAAATCACTAAGACATTTTCTCGTACGTGTCCCTAATACCACAAGGGATACATTTACCTTGGGAGACAAAGAATTGTATCTCGATACCAAGTGGGATGAATTTGCTCACCGAACAATGGAGGGCGAAGTAGTAGCCACACCTGCTAAATACAAAACAGAAGTTAAAGTAGGAGACACCCTGTATTTTCATCACCACGTTGTCCTTGGTGGCAACCACATGATGATGAATGATGAAACAAATCAATTAGAAGAAACCAAGAAGCGTGGTCAATTCATAGACCCAGACGACGACATATACGTTGCCGTCTACGATGGAGCAATAGACCCGTTCTCTGTACAGGCTTATGCATTCAAATGTAAAGACACGGGAAATATTCGTTTGATAGCAGACTGGGTGTTTATTCAACCTGAAGAAGAGGTGGAAGAAAAAGAAGAGGAAACTGAAATTATGGTTGGAAACCAAATAATCTACATGATTCCTTCAAAGAAAGAACCAGAGGAAAAGAAAGGTTATATTAAATGGAGTTCACCAAAGTTAGACGAACTTGGATTAAAGCCTGGGGACAAGGTTTTGATTAGAAAAAGCGCCGACTATGAAATGAAAATAGAAGGCGAGAAACTATGGAGAACTATTATTACTTCAATTCATGGCAAAATCGAAGAAGTACAATAACATCGCTACAGCGGAAAGGTTAATGGAGTCTATGCAGATTGCTATAGAGAACATGATTCAAGAAATACAGAAGCCTGTAGATCAGGAACTCAGTGGCTCGCAACGAAAAGCAGAACTACAATCCATAAAACAAACCGCTGTAGATGCAAAAGACTTAATTGTTGAAAGAGAAAGACTTGCCCAACTTATCAAGGGACTTAAACAAAACGGAGAAATCAAAGAAGAAAGAGAATATTCGGGAGGATTTGCAGAGCAATTCTCAAAGTAATCAAATTTTTATTTATTGGGATTATTAAATGGCAGGACTGGTAGAGATAGAAGAAGAAATTACAATAAACATTTGCTACGATAATACCTCTGGTGAAGTTGAATTGTATTTCGACTTGCCTATTCAGTTACCAAAGAAGCCTGCTAAAAAGAATATTCTGTTTTACGACAAGCCCAAAGCAGAACAGTGTTGGGAAAGAACAGAACTCCCTGAAGAGTTACGAAGAATTCGCTCTATGGAAGAGTGGATGGAAATGCCAGAAGCATTTAGAAAGAAGTACACAGGGTATATTTCAGAGGAATTTAAAAGAAGAAGAAATGGAGTATGGTTCTACAACAACGGGGTGCCCACTTATATTACGGGAAACCACTACTTTTTCTTACAATGGTCAAAGATTGATATCGGATATCCATCGTACCTTGACTTTCAAAGGAAACTTTTCGTACACCTTGAAGCCTGTGTAGTAGACCCTCGCTGTATTGGACAGATATACGTTAAGTGTAGACGATCTGGATACACCAACATGTCTGCAACAGTGCTTGTAAACGAGGGCTCACAGGTAAAAGAGAAACTCCTCGGCATTATGTCTAAGACAGGATCCGATGCACAAGAGAATATCTTTATGAAAAAGGTGGTGCCTATCTATAAGTCGCTGCCGTTCTTCTTTAAACCGATACAAGACGGTACAACCAACCCCCGTATGGAGTTGGCATTTAGAGAACCCTCTAAAAGAATCACCAAGAACAACAAAACATCTTCAAGAGGAGAGGCTCTTAATACCATTATCAACTGGAAAAACACCACGAACAATGCGTACGATGGAGAAAAGGTGCATCGCTTGTATATGGACGAGGCAGGTAAGTGGGAAAAAGGAAACGATATACGTGAAGCCTGGAGGATACAGCGAACCTGTTTACTTGTAGGTAGAAAGATTGTAGGTAAAGCACTTGTTGGAAGTACAGTAAACCCTTTAGACAGAGGGGGAACTCAGTATAGAGAGATGTATTACAGCAGTAATGTAAACGAAAGAAACGAAAACGGAAGAACAAAGAGCGGATTGTATGGGGTATTCATTCCTGCATACGAGGCGCTTGAAGGATTCTTCGACTCTTACGGAATGCCTGTTATTAATGACCCCGAAAACCCTGTAATAGGAATTGAAGGAGAGCAAATCACCATGGGCGCAAAGACGTATCTAAAGAACGAAAGAAAAGGATTAAGCGGAGACTCTTATGAACTTAACGAGGTTATTCGTCAGTTCCCTTTCACGGAAGCAGAAGCGTTTAGAGATAGCGCTAAAGCCTCTTTGTTTAACGTGCAGAAGATATACGAGCAGATAGAATATAATCAAGACCTGTATCCTTCCCCTGTAGTTGTGGGGAATTTTAACTGGGCAAACGGAGTGCAAGACACAGAGGTTGTGTTTAGTCCAGATCCCAACGGAAGGTGGCGTGTAGCATGGATGCCGCCCGTTGAACTTAGAAACAAAACAAAACCAGAGAACGATTGGCTTGGGTGTGCAGGTGTTGATAGTTACGATATCGACGCAACTGTAGACGGTCGTGGCTCGAAAGGTGCGTGTCACTTCTACAACAAATTCAATATGGCTCACCCGTCAAACATGTTTGTTGCAGAGTACGCATCACGTCCACCGTTGGCTAAGATATTCTACGAAGACATATTGATGGCCGCTAAGTTTTATGGCTATCCTGTGTTGATTGAAAACAACAAGTATGGAATAGCAAGGTACTTTGAATCAAGGAATTACAGTCACTTTCTTTTAGACAGACCTGCCCACCTTACCTCAACGTACGGGACAAAAACAAAAACTAAAGGTATACCTTCAAATTCTCAGGACGTGATACAAGCGCATGCACAGGCAATTGAGGCGTACATACATGCACACGTAGGACTTAATGAAGAGTCCCTCGAGTTTGGTAAGATGTATTTTGAAAGGACACTTGAGGATTGGATTAACTTTAAGATTGATGACCGTACAAGATATGACCTTACCATATCCAGTGGTCTGGCATTACTTGCTGCTCAGGGTAATAAAGTTGAAAAGCCTAAAATAGATTTTAACAACAAGAAATTCTTCAGAAAGGGTCAGATAATTTTAAGGTAATAATAATCGGTATATTTGCAATTGTAGCAATCTTGAGTATGAACACAGAATATAAAAACGGACAGTCTTCATTTCCAGATCCTTTAGCATCAACTAAAGAGAAGATGTGTCAACCTTACGGCCTGCAATACGCCAAGGCAATGTACGCTCAATGGATTGGTAGTGATTATCAAAACTCTTTATACGGAAGAAGAAACGCGGAGTTCGAGAGATGTAGAGATTACGCTCAAGGAACTCAAGACACTTCAATCTATAGACAAATACTAAACTCTCTTGACCCGAACAACGGCGACGGCACACTATTAACTTTAGATTACACGCCTGTTCCTATAGTTCCTAAGTTTGTTAAGATTGTAGTAAACAAAATTCTATCAAGAAAACCCTACCCTCAATTAGAGGCTATTGACCCGCTGTCAAGAACAGAGAAGGATAAAAAGAAAAACTCTACAATATTGCGTATTGAGAATCGTGATATGATACAGGAGGCAAAATCCCTTGGTCTTAATGTAAAGGAAGACCCAGACAGTTTGCCAGAAACACCAGAGGAAACTGAAATATTCTTAGACACAAACATTAAGACAGACGCAGAGGTCGCCGCTCAGATTGCAACAGAGATGACCTTAAAGTGGAACGACTTCTCTGACGCTATATACCGCAGGTGTGTTGAAGATATTACAACATTAGGAATGGGTGTTGCTAAAAGAAGCAACGACCCAAACTACGGAATCAAAGAAGAATACGTAGACCCTAAACGGTTCTTACACAACTTTACTGAAGACCCGAACTTTACAGACCTGACATACGCAGGACATTTTAAATACATGACCATCATGGAGTTGAAACGTATTGCAGGTAATCAGTTTACCGAAGAGCAGTACAAGGAGATTGCTAAGACGGTAATGAACAAGTATGGGAACAATCCAACACAGTTCTCTACAACAGGGTCGACATAC